TTGAATTCTGCAAGTTCCGGGAACGTATCGCAGAATATATCAGGTATGTAGTCAGGACTATCTGTAATAGGTGGCAAAGAGATCTTAGGCTTGACTCCTGGCTTCGGTATCTCTGTTTTGGGTATAGCAGCCACAGCATTATTGAAATCAGGGAGATCATCCCCATTAAGAATTTGATCCATCTTCTCTTTGTCACTTCGTTTGCCTCCTGGACGATATGTGGCCTCTAGGACATCGAAGTCCTTTATAGATGTTGCATCTTTTGCAACCACTGGTCCTTGATTCGCTTGCTCCATTTCCTCGGTCCCATATAATCCACCCAGATCATCAGGAAATGCCGTTCTGAGTGCTTGCATTTCAGCAACCTTGGCTATCATATGGTCAGGCATTTTCTGCCACATAGGATTCAATGACCCATCTTTATTCTTCGCTGCAAAAGCATTAAACCTAGCCACGGCCCATACTGGCTCTTTGAAGTCATGGCGTAATACTCCGACCTTTGATGCCACTGGTGGCTTATCAACTAACCATGCATCTACCCATTTTCCGTCTTCCCCGCACCAATATGGACCGACACGTCCAGCATACTTACTGGTCCTATCAGCAATATAGCGAAATCCATCAATTGAAACCTCAATGGACATCTTCTGATCATATTGACGTGTTTCTTTATTGAAGAATGGACGCATAATACAATAGATGTGTCGTTTAAATGGGTCCAATCCCCTTGTCTTGCATATATTTATGAAAAACTTTAATTCATCGTCGCTTGCTCCCTTCGCTATTTGTTTTTTAATTAAATCTACTTGGTCGTTTGTGAATTCCATTTTAATTAATTCATTGCTCATTTAAGTTCTCCTATTAAAATCTTCCCATGCATGATCCTTAACTCATCTAAGTCACCAGTGTGCACATCATCATCACTGCCCTCTGACACAAGCATAATTACCTCTGTTTTCTCATCATATTTCTTCAATTCATCAATTAATTCTTTAACTGTCATTCCGGTATCTCCATCCATTCGCCTACATGAGCAACCTTATCCCATGACCAATCACCCCTAAAGATGCATCCAATTCCATATACCCATTCACCAGTAGACAATTTTGACCTAACTAAAACTTCTCTATTATGAGATGGTTTTTGAACCCTAGGTCTCCATGGTGATTCTTTTGTTTTTGCCTTATCGACCAAATCCCTCAAATGTATCATATAGTCATAATTTACATTCTCACCATGAACAAGTTGAAGCCTGCTATATAAAAAAGACAATAATTCTGACTCTTTCGATGGTTTAATTTGTTCTTTCTTCTTAGGTGGCTTTGGCATCGGCCGCCATTGTCTTTGATTGAAATGAAGAGCAATTTCTTGTTTGTTAAAAACCCAATCTTGCACCGTTCCCTCGTCGCCATCGGCATCAGCCCTAACTACTCTTTTCCCGAATGGCGGCCACGTTGACTCATCTTCTGTTATTGTTGTCCATTTTATTTTCATTTTTTATCCAAGTATTCTTGTATTGATTTCAAATTATGGATGTCATTCTCTATTTCTTCTTGTCGGTAATCTTTTATCTTTTCTACGTAATTTGAAAGTTCATTGATCTTTTCAATAAATTCATCTAGAACCTCATCGATATCTCCATTTAAATCGTGTAACTCAGTAATTTTTTCTTTAAGGAATCTTTTCTTATCTGAAAAACTAAATTGATACTTAAGAAGAGACATTAGTCCAAACTCAAGACTAATTATTTCATCTTCCAATTTAGACTTTTTACCATCAGAATCTCTGAACTCTTTATCCTTAACTATTAAATCATTCATTATTTTATAAATTAATCTTCCACTATTCATATTATAAATCCCATCTCAATTATTATTACAAATAACAACATTACTGCGACTGCGTCGAATAAGGTTAAATCATCTGTATTTTTCATTGGTTAAGTTGTACTTCATTGCCTCCACAGTGTCTGCGTTTAATTGCAACAAATAAACTGACTCTATAAAATATCTCCTTTGTTTTTTGAAATGTTTCTCAAGCATCTTGGCGATAATTAATGTATTCAAGAAAATTCCAAACAATATTACACAGTAAACAATCGTCTCCATTTTTTTACTTTATCATTTGTGATGTTAATGTCAATAAAATTAATTAACTTACTTGACATTTGATTCGATTGTGATAATTTGTTTTCAATGAGGTCATTCAGAGAATTAGTTGATTTCTGCAGAAAACATGAACTTGATTTCAATGTGAAATTCTACAGGAGAGAGAACAAGGGTGTTTTTGATTTATGGGATGTGTCAATTTCAAAGGATGAATTATTTCTTGATGACTCAAGTAGTAGCCTTAATTCATCGTGCCTTGTGGTCAAGGATAAATATAGAAAACACAAAAGATATAATGGAATAAAAAACAATGGATGAGTTCATTAAATATGTGCAAGAGTGCAAGATATCCCATGCAGAACTTGCACGTCAATTAGGTTGCAGTACGGTGTATATCCACCAGATTATGAATGGCAGAACTGATTATCCTCCTAGCGATAACTTTCGTAAAAAGTGCTACGAATGGATGAAGAAGTGCTGGGTGTGTGGGAAGAATAATGATTAATTTCTCAAACAAGGGGAAAAAATACATGAAGGGTCCTGAGGCAATCACTATGACTGCAATTCGTGATTACTTGGACCATCTCCAATCCATGGGAAGGTGCATTTATAACCGTGTGAACAGTGGCAAGGTATTCACTGGAAACAGGGTATTCAATGGAGCCAAAGCTGGAACTGCTGACTTTGAGTGTGTATTCTATCCTAATGGCAGGCATGTATCCATAGAGGTTAAGTCAGATGAGGGTAAGCAATCTGAGGTTCAGAAAACCTATCAGAAAGACATTGAGTATATGGGTGGAGTCTATGTGTTGGCTAGGTCGATATTGGATGTTGAGAAAAAGCTCAAAGCAGAAAAAATACTATTATGAAGCTTAAAATTAAAAAGCTCATCCCTGATTTGGATTTGCGCTATCATAGTGATGGCGCCAGTGGAATTGATATTGTGTGCCCTTTCGATGTTGATGCGCAAAGATCTGATTTGGTATTTAAGGTTGGATGCGGTTTTTGCATCGAGATACCTGATGGTTATGAAGGTCAGATAAGGCCGCGATCGTCGTTATCTATGGATGGGTTTGATGTGGCTCTTGGAACCATAGATTCCGATTACAGAGGAGAAGTTTCGGTTATTATCGCCAAGAATACAATTAGGAAATTCTCAATCAAGAAAGGCGAGCGCATCGCTCAATTGGTAATATGTCCAGTGCAAAGATGTGAGATTGAAGTTGTAGACGAATTGTCGACAACTAAACGTGGAAATGGTGGATTCGGGAGCACGGGTAAATGAAACTTATTGATGATATAAAGTCAATACTTAATAGTCTGCCTGAAAGTGTGACTGGATGGAATATTACAATCGACCCAGTTAGGTTTTGTGATATCTTATGTGAACTGGAAAGCGACAGATGGTTGCAGTCTGAACAGTATTACTATGACAAGTCACTTAATTTTGATCGATGCTCTCTGAGTAATTTTGTTCCGTTGAGTATATTTACCCATTGTGACATCGCTCCTGGTGAGGTTAAAGCATATAAGAAACGCAATCCTGACTTACTATGAAAAAAGGATAAAATGATAAATAAAGTACTATTATTCGGAACTGTTGGTGACCATGTATGGGAAAATGCAACTCAGGGTGGTCAAAGAGTATTGAGCTTCTCCATTAAACAAGAGAGCTCTTACAAAGATAAGATGACCAAAGAGATTAAGAAGTCACAGGCTTACTTTAATGTCAGCATGTTTAGCGAAGATGTTCAAGTGACTGCTGGTGACAACGTAATGCTCGAAGGTAAGCTTAACAATAAGAAGAACAAAGATGGCAAATATGAGCTATCGATTACGGCTTACAAGTTAGATGTGATTAAACAGCACACTGGTAATCATGGTGCGCCTATTGTTGAAGACTTCAAGATTCAAGATATACCGTTTTAGGCGGTATTGCCAGATTAGCTCAAATGGTAGAGTCCCGTAGTATTGGGAGGTTGATGGTTCGAGTCCATTATCTGGCATCAGGAGTTACATAACAAGGAGATAAGCATGAGCGTATGGGTTTTATTGTTATTTTTTAAGTCTGTTTCGGGTAAAAATGAAGAAGTAAGAGTCCATGAATTAGGTGTGTATACTGTTGAGGCGAAATGCAAAAATGACATGAACGAGATATGGAGCAGGCAAAAAGAAGAACGTGAATATTTGATGAACAGAAATGTGGCTCCTGAAGAGTATCTGATACCGAGATGTATCCACACTGAAAGATTAAAATGAACATACAGAAATTCAAATACAGAGCACCGCATCTTGTTGAACCATTGACTAAATGTATTCAATACTTGCAGTCAAAATGCGATAAACTTGAAGAAGAAGCGAAGAAGTTCACGCAACATATTCAAGATGACCCGTATAATTTCAATAATGATGTGCATGCTCGTAAGGCCAATGATAATATGATGAAGGTCAAAAGCCTTAAATTGCAAATGAAGCGGTTTAAAATTTGGCTAAACGAGTGTGAGAAGCAGAGCTGGTTTTATAAGTATAATCTCGATGAGAATGATTTATCTGAATTGTATCAATATAAGTTTACTGATTTATATTAACTGTTGAACCAGGTCTATCGTCTGGGTTCCCTCTGTTCCCCATCATCTTCAATATCTCTTCTCTGAAAGTTGGATTAGTCATCGAAGTAAATAATCTAGACTTCACTCCATCAATACCCATTGATTCTAATCCCTTGCCTAAGTATTGGCCTATTTGACCAGTAATTCCAGGCGCCTGTGCCATCTGTTGGATAATTGATGGATTAGTCAGGAATTGGCTTGCAAAGTTATCTGGAGTCATTGCAGCTCCTTTCTTCTCTACTGCCTGTCCTGCCTTTCCTGCCCAGCTCATAGCCTGCGGAGCCATCCCAAGGAATGTTGAAACACTTGGATACGCATGACTAGCTGCTGCGTAACCTCCTCCAAAAACACTTCCAGCTCCTGCAACCATATTCATCATACTTTGCCCAGCTTGGACATTGCCAACTCTATTGGCGGCAACGGCAGCAGCCTGCTTTAATGTCCCGTTGTTTGCAATATCAACTCCAGTTCTGTTTTTAATCATTTCCTCAGTAGCATCTCCAAGCCATGGTTTGGTCATTTGTACTTTTTGCTGAGCTTGTTTTTTTGCTTGCACCTGTGACTGTTGCGTTCCAGAGTTGATTATTTTTGTTCCCTCATTCGGAGAGGTTAATGATGAATTAGCATTCATTTGATAAAAATTCCTTGCATCATTGTCAATTTGGGAAACAGGAGACCATCCCCTAACTGGTGGGCCATTTTGTTGCATCATTCTATTAATGGCTCCCTGTTGGATCTTTTTATGAAGGATGTCATTGGTATTTACCAAGTCATAATAGTGAGGATCGGTGTTCATGGTGTTTTCAAGCAATGGTGTATAAGCATCCGATGCGTTTTTTAATCCATTCACATAATAGGCAAGGTCTCTTTTATTGGTTATTCTTATAGCATCCCTTACAGAATCTCCTGGTTTCGGAGTGTAAAATCTATTGATGGCATTCTCTCTCAGTATAGGATCATCTGGGACTGGAACACCTCGTTTTTTAAGTCCTTCCGCAATGGCATCTCTGACTATTGACTGTTCTTCTGGCTTTAGATCGTCAAACATTCTATTAAGTGGGTCAACTCCCATTATATTTGAAAATTTATCCCCCATGGAACCATGAATACTTTTGTCGGCAGTAAGACCCCTAACAGCATCATTCTCTGCTGTCTTAACTATTTCAGCCACCTGAGGGTTAAAAGACGACATTCTTGATGCATCAATGATTGACTTTAAATCACTCATCTTTTTAGATTCGGAAAAAAGAGATGGATTCTCTAATGTCTTTGGATTTGGTTTAATGTGTTTTTCTATGAATGGAATTTTTCTCCCTATACTCCCAGCGGTTTCCATCGCTCCCTCGCTTAATTGTTGAGGTATTTGCATTGCCTTACCAATATATTGAGTAAGCTCTGGAAACTTGCTTCCGATATACGGCAACGCCTTATCGGCAATTGCGCCCGTAGCTGCACCTAAAACCCCACCGACACCTGCTCCTATGCCTTTATCTCCCCAAGTATCTCCTTCAGCTCCAGATATCGCTGAATAAGCCGGCAATCCTAACTTGGCCAATGGTGACATTGCCACACCAAATGCGTTCCCTACTGTGTAGCTAATTGGATTGTCTTCGTGCTGTCTGTTGATGATCGATTGCACTTGCTGCGTATTGGTCTTAATGGGAGAGACAGAAGACAATAACTCAGCTGTTTTATCGGCAGTAATACCTTCAGTATACCCTAATCCTGCACTGGCCATCATATCTTTTAATCTTGACCATGTATCCTGAGGTTTTGGATCTAATGTTGATGAGAATTTGGTTATTTCTTTCGGAGCAGCATACCCCTTCATGCTCTCCAATGTTTGTTCATCAATATTGCGAGCTAAATCATGAAGCTCATCGTAGGAAGAAGTTCCTGGTGATTTTCCATCTATTTCGTCAGCAAAATCGTGTAATTGTTGATAATCATTTGCCATTAATCACCCGCATAATGTTCAATTATCTTTTTTGCTGCTGCCTTGTCTTGCTCAGAAGCCGATGGATCACTCAAAGCCTTCTCGGCCAGGTCTACTTTGTCTTTCTCTTCCATCATCTCAGCATTCATTTTTGCTGCTCTTATTTTATTTTCAGGATTCTTGTTCAATAGCTTACTGTGCGTCAATGTCGCTTGCTTGATATTGGATTTAATGTACTCACGTGCAACTTTGGCCATTTCTTTGCCATTTTCAAGAATGTGCTCTTTGATCCCAGGAGTATTAATGTATGCAGGATCTGATTTAACCTTTTGCCAAATATCTGCAATGTTGCTTTTTAAAGTACTATATTTTGACTCTTCCGTAGCTGATACTGTTGGATTCCCACCAGTAACCATAGCTGCTAAGTCAGCAGCGGCAATATTATAATCCTGAGGAGTCATCCCTTTTGGATTATTCATGATTTTTTCTAAGCGCTTATATCTTCCAATGGTGTTTTTGGCATTTCCTATGATTCCTCGTGCTGAATCAGGATTAATTGATTTATTATATCTTTCCCATTCTTTTTCTTCATCTGCTGATTGCTTCTCTGACTTACCTTCAGCATGTTGTTCACGCGCAAGCTCCTGTCTCGCTCTCTCGTTTTCAATCCTGTCACGTTCATTTTGATTACGAGCCAGATCCATTTTCCTGTCCCATTCTTCTTTGCTTTTATTGAATTCAGAACCTGACTGACTCTGTTGCGCCATTGCTACATTCCTTCCTGCACTTAAATCTTGACCGATATTTTTATCTAAATCAGCCTTTAGTTTTTCTTGTTGAGAAAAACTCATTTTATCAGCATTTGCAGCATAGGAATCGATATTTGAAATTATCTTCATCAATTCTTCTGGGTCTTGATTCATTTGTTTGGCATTTTGCTTGGCCAACATTTTATAATGCTCAAGATGACTTAAGAAATTGGCCGCATTTTGTTTGGCTTTAGGAGAACCGGGAACGCTATCCATATATGTATTAAGTGTCGTCAATCTCTTTTGAGCAGCATTGTTTTGCGATGTCTGGACATTGCCGTACATATCAAGCAATGTTTTATATTTATTTATTTTATCATCGTCTTGCTGACGTCTTTTGTCATAGATTAGCTTGTCCAGTTCGGCAGCAGGAGTCGGTCTTCCACCAGAGGCAATGGCCGCTAAATTACTGAACATCGAACGCGTACGCATATCGTTGTCTTCAGCAGAACGACGTGCTTGCTCTTCTGGTGATGGCCTACGATTGACCAGCTGTTGCAATGCCTGGAAATCAGGATTATCGAATATTGACTCCTGTTTCAGGAGGTCAGGAGGCAGCATTTGCGGTGGAACTGCCTGAGTATTGTCCTGTGGTGGAGTAGGCACAGGTGGCCCCATATTGGCAGCCGTTGCGGGATCCTGAGCTATTAACTCATCTTCATCTTGAACAAATGGATTATAAAAAGACATTTTTATCCCCAATATCCCATGTAATCAGTCATATCTTCTTGTGATGGCATATATCCACCATTTCCACCGCCAGAAAACATATTACGGCCGTTGCCCATCATTTCATAAAACTCACCACGCTGCTTACCGCCCTCTCCTCCGGCATTAGCGTAATCTTGAGTCTGACCGCCAAGGCTTGCATTGAGCAGATTCGATTTCGCATTTTGTTTCTGTAATGCAAAATTAGAAGCAGCCAACTTGTTCTGATCTTGACGACCAAGGTTGTACTGCTGCGCCTGGTTCCTGCCTTGGGAATTATATTGTTTAGCCGCATTTTGCATTTCAGCATTACGCTGGGCAGCTGCATTGCGCGCTTGAGTGTTGAACATATTGAAGCGATTAATAATGTCAGCATTTTGAGCAGCCAACCCTTGGTCTTGATTGCGTAGCGAGCTCAAACCCTGTGAGTAATCATTGGCCGATTGGAGTTTCTGCAAAGCTGAATTCTGTGCCGCCTGCAGGCCTCCCTGCATCGCATTATTGGCCGCTGCCTGATTCCCTTGCTGAGCCAATGCCATGGCCACCCCGCTGCCGCCAACGCCTCGAGCGCGAGCATTCATCATCGCTGCGTCACGGTTAGACTTCATGGCCTGATTGGCATTCATAATAGCTTGGGTTTGTCCTGCTTGATTTTCAGCTGCGGCATAACCATTACCCATGTCTTGCATCTTCATGAGCGCGGCTAATTGCGCTTCTCTGGTCCCATCTGGCAATGATACACCTTGATACTGTGCGGACTCTGGTGACCCATACAGGCTGGGATCATAACCCTGAAAGTCATACAGTGAATTACTGAACTGAGGACCATTGACATAATCGTAATCCGATAATCCTTGCTGGTACCTAGCTTGCGTATCAGCGCCACCAATGGCATTCATGATCCCGCTAACCAATGAACCGATATAAGGAATACTTGCAGTTGCCTGGCTTAACCCAGGATACATATTAGTTGCCATAATTCACCTCTAAGGAGTTATTCCTAATCTTTTATATAATTGCTCTGGTGTTTCAATATTCCCTGCACCCAATATCGCATTCGCTGCAGAATTATTACCTATATTAATTGGCAATGGCGATCCCATTTGAGCGCTCTGACCTGCTTGACTGGCTAGCCAATCACTAATAGCCTCTTGACCATTATCTTTAGTGTAGGACGGCAAAGAGTAAGTACCTGCTCGACTATATACTGGTTTTTCTCCCAATACGTCCGCAATATTAGCCAAAGCCGAATAATCTTCATCGGTACCGACATTTCCAGTTGTAGCTCCGGCTTCATAATTGCTGATTGGGCTATATCCAAACATATCAGATGCACTATAACCAGCAAGAGGCTTGCCATGCTGAGCTGCTGAAGCATTCGCCTGTTGTTTTGGCAGATACACATTGTCATACCATTGTTGATAAGCATTAGCATAACCCTTTTTGGCCCAATCTGCCTGAGCTTGTTTGCTTTTTAAAAGATTATCAACATCTGTGGTGTATTTATTCTTTTCAGTAGATAACTCATCTCCGACCGCTTTTCGTGATGATTCAACTTTGTCTTGGTCATATTTGGCCAATCCTTCTAATTGTGACTTGTCTTGACCAGTTTTTGATACAAAATCATTCACATTGTTCCATAATTTAGGAGCACCCTGAGCATAGGTCGGATCAGCTCCCAAAAGACTGGTGTCAAGAGTTCTCAATCCTAATCCATAACCGCCTGCCTTGATTGCATCTTTAGCCAGGACATTCGTAGCTGTGTTTCTATTGGATAGTTGCTTAGCATCGGTGACATTGCCTGAACCATTAATGTCGTAATTGATGGTTGTCGGACCTGTGAAGGCTGGCTGTTGTAGGGTCTTTTTTAACTTATCAGTCGATCCCATACGAATCGCAGCGTCAATTTCATCTGGAGTCATGCTCTCGTATGAGAAATTCTTAGTCGCAGTCCTAGTTGGGTCAGAAGCTTGATTCCATAATGTACCTTCTTTCCCAAGCAGACTATTTCCTTGGTCAATTGCTTTTTGTCCCATTGATGGATTAGCCGACAGGAAATCAGATATATTAGTCCAACTACCACTGCTGGTGCCATTTTGAGGCTGACCATTAGCTGATGTCCCAGAAGAAGCTACTTTTCCAGGTTCTGGACTAATCGTTTGTCCGCCACTAAAACTAGACACAGGTGCAGATTGCTGACCTTGTTGAGTCTGCTGTTGATTTTGTTCGTCGAGCGAACGCATGTAAGCCATACTAACCTCCTATCAAGATATAGGTAACATTTGAAGTAATATCAGTATTTCCACCAAGATAAGTGACATTAAGCTGAACTTCGTCTTCTCCGTTGCCGAGGAGGTTGAGCGCTCCACCACTGTTTTGATAGGCAATGAGCTCGACATAATCACCAGATTTTAGAGGAATAACTCTTGATGCGCTAATGTCATAATTTCCAGTTCCGCTATTAATTAAAGATGTTGTCCCTAATCTTGAACCAGTCCCAGTTGTGACATTGTTTTTTGCCATGTAAAACAAACGTTGACCAACTATATTGGCTGCAAATGAACCTGTATATTCAAAAAGATAATTACCACCATTGACACAGGTGATTCGTGTAGGATTAGTTGTTGAGCTCCAAGACAGACCACCTCCAGAAGAATATTGCGTGGTTGTCCATATTACCTTGGTCTCCATTGAATCATTAATAGATTGATTTGCATTACGAGTTAAGAACAAATAAGAATCAGGTGATTTGAAATTGAAAGTAATTCCTAATTCATTGTTGCTCGACTTATAAACTAAGTTGTAAGAATCAATTAAATTACCTGGTTCCATATAAATTGGATGAATTCCGATAGGACGTGAACCGCCGGTAAATGGATTGGCAATGACTAATTCAGTTCCATTTTTGAAGCTATTGGTTTTTATTTTGCAAAGAAAATTATCACCATACGTTAATTTTCCGAAAAGAGCCTGTGTAGCCTGCTCCATGAAATCATTGTAGGCAGTGAGCATGGGATCAACCCAAGATGGGGCGCCCTGAAGTTCTTCTTTAGCTACACGCTTTATATTGGTTAACTTCATGCTCGATGACTTCCTGTGCTGCGCTTGCTTAATCCCATACCCTTAATCTCAAAGCGACAACCAGCTGTTTGATTTTTTATTTGCACATACAATTGCCTGCTATATTGTTTGCCATCGTTATTAACAAAATCACCAATGTAAGTTCGGACAATATTATTGTATTGATAAGAAGGAGAAGAAAAAGCCGACAATGTGAAATCATTAAGATATTCAGTAATCGGATTATTAAAAGCTGTCTGAGCAGCGCTGAAATATGATGAAATTGGCTGATCAAGCTTATCCAATTCATTGGCAAATCCGACATCGAAAGAATAAGCAAACATCGTTCCTAAATCGAATTGAACTTCGTCAAATTGCTTGTATTCAAAAGGATCACCTTCACTACGCAGATTATAAAGAACATCCATTTTAATATTGCGGTATAACTTATAATTTCCTGGAGCTAATCCAGATACAGTATTAAATGTATAAGTTATCCCGACAACGCTAATTAGATAATATTTATTGCCCGTTATTGAATCAAATATAATCCATCCTTTATCTGGAGTGCCATATAAAGAGTAGTTATAAGTCGTAGCGTCAACAAATGTTGCAGTTACGGAATTAGTACTGGGACTTACTGCCGATATAGTCAAAGTTCCTTCTGGATCACAGAATTCCATTTCGGCAGGATATGTTCCCGATACAAAGTCAGCATATCCATTGCGCTGCTTAAGAACAGCGCCAACATTATTATTGAGGCCATAATAAATCCGGTCACCAAATATCGTAAAGCAATTCGCATTAAGATACCACCTCGTCCATGAATTGGTAAGATAATTGTATACATAACACAAACGCAGCGCTGAATTATAAAGAGGACTATCAGGAAGGGTTTGTAGGCATAACACATAGTTGCGTTCGCTTTCATGTGCGACCGAAACCACATTGTCATGATTAACGCCTAGTTTCTGCAATTGCCTAACATCAGCAATTAAATCGAATTCAATTTGGCGACTTAATATCTGCACACCATTGTCAGAAACAGCGACTACGCCCTGGTTGGTCAAAGCAAAAGCCATGTTGTTAAGAACATAGACCGAGTCTCTGGACACAATGGATACCGTGTTGTCGAGTAAGCTGATCTGAAAATTAGTCAAATCAGTTCCAACCATTCTCCAAACAGAATAGTCTTTAAAAATGATAACACTGTCCCGTAATGCGACAACCCGCTGAATAGTCTCGTTCTTTGGTCCAACAGGAAAATAATTCACATAAGGAACATGTTCAGGTTGCTGGAACTTGCTAATAATCAAACTATGAGGGTCATCACTATCGCTTGAGGTGAATTTATCAAGCTGTGTTAGTGCTAATTGGGGCGCCCAGTACTTAAGCATCCCGGCTGAGCCAATAACAAACCAAGACGGATCACCGAATTGTCTGGACTCCAAGTATATCTTACCTGGTACATCATTGAACCCAGATAAATAATAGGCATAAATTGTACTGTTACCAGTGTATTGATTAATTACTTTTACCAAAGAGCGCGCCGTAGCGTCGATATTCGTTGCAACAGTTCCACCTGTGGTCGCTAAAAATGTTCCTGTAGCGATGTTTTCTGCAGCAGTGCTGGCCGTATATGTAACGCCATTAATGGTAATTGTTTGCGTGTTCATGCCTGCATCAACGCCAACCATATTGATTTGCAGGCTTTGCTTTAATTTAGTGTATGCATAAACTACATGGTCTTTATATAAACACACATCCCTGCAGTAAGGAGGCTGAGTGTTCTCGTTCTCTGCACCTTCTTGAGTTGCATTTGTATAGAGAGCCGCTCCTAATAAGTCATCATCGGTTAGATCAATTGTATTAGCAAATAATACCTTTTTAGTGATGATTTCGGCATTAGTAGGATTTCTTTCATAACAGAGGAATAATTCATCCCCGGGATCTCCAACGGATACTGGCTGTTGATGACTGCGATAAATCTGAAAGAAATGAGCTGTGGTTATACCAACCGGAATGAAAAATTGCAATTCTGTACTAACCGCACCACCACTGGTGTTACTAAATACAATTCTTTGCGATGGCGGACCATAGATGTAGTTATCATTTAAGTCTTTAATGCCCCAAACTAGCCGATAAGATACAGATGACTGGTCGGCCAACCATGAACCACCGCCACCAGCTTGTACGGCCAAATCTAATCCGCGAGGAAGACCTGATTGAACGATTTGTGCAGTAGGATTCTGAATCTTTAAGACACCAAGATTAGTGGTGATATAAGTATTACCGTTGTAATCCTGAAATCTAATGCGACGAGGCAATGCCATTATGTAGGCCCAACTATGTTGTATGACACATATCCGCCAGATCCATTACCACTGATATTGGCAATCGTCGTGACCTGAATAGTGGAGCGATTTATTTTACGAAGCGTCTTATCGTCAGCTACGTAGATAAAGTTGTTATCACCCCATATCGCCGATGGAGAAGTGAAAGTAGCCGCCGAACCGATTCCATCATCATGACCAGAAACCCCAGGATTTCCAGCATAAAGCGTACTAGAACCATCAGCCAACGAAACTTTCCTGATGACTTGATTACCTGTAGCAAGAAAGCTAGTTCTTCCATCGCACACATAAAGATATCCTTCTGCGACATCGCCCCATATTCCATATAAATTGGAATAACGAGTAGTGGCTGCATTTCCGTTGGCGTAGCCAAAAGTATCCCATACCCCAGACCAATTCTGATCAACAACTCCTGTAGTCTTATTAACTCGGACTATTGACCATCCATCAGGATCGCCGCTAGTTGAAGCACCAATGGTTGCAAAATTAGTATGAGTAAAATAACAATAATCGTGACCATCTGTCGTCCAACCACATGCGCCAGCGAAATTAAGTGTATGGCCTGCGTTTCCATAATAAGCTGGAGAGGTAACAGTGGTTACTGTCTGAGTGGCAATTTCTATTTTTCTGAAATTACACGATATTCCTGGCAATCCAACTGGACCACCTTGAATATCAATTAGCCACAAATATGTACTATCCGAACAAATAGCCTGAACACTTCTAAACCTAGCCGCTCCTCCGACTCCATCTGCCGTACCGGTTGTTCCGATTAATCCTGCGAATGTAGTTGATGTTCCGGTAGTTTTATCTACTTTTCTGACAGTCGATGAACCAGAATCGGCAACATATAGTAAATTTCCCTGGATTGTAAACCCAAATGGACCTGAATACTGAGATACATAAGCCGAACCATTCGCAGCCACTGGATAAGGATAAGAAAAATTAGTATTTGTTGCATTTCCTGAAAATACAGATATAAAATTATTCGCAACATCAAAAGTACTTATGGAATGCAGGCTTTGCGCTAAAGTCGGGTATTCCACATAATAGAACTTACTTCCATCCCAATACATATTCTTAATAAAAGCGCCCACGGATGAATTATGGTCAGCAAGGGTCCAAGTGCAATCTCCGCTCTCATAATATAATTTACTGTCGATATTCGCGAATAAAGTTCCATTCGAAACAAATAACTGAGTTGGTGTCGCCAGTGGCAAACCGGTATTGCACAGCGAAAATCCACGACGCCTGTCGATTTGATTCTCGCGCGTAATAACACATTCATCCGCTGCCAGAAGCGAACCATCTGGTGAATTAAGGTTATTGGGATGACGATACAGCCCAATAGCCTTGGTGTTTGAATCAAAACCATCACTCATGGGAAGACGCCACGTCCTCTGCTGGTTCCAATATTATTCATCAATGAATTATCCCATTGGCTTATTTTTTTATACTTAGACACGTATCGATTTCCGGGAGCAGATGATAGCATATTCTTAGCATTCAATACGATTTGCTGTTGAATCTGCATCGCAGTTTGAATATCCATTTGCGAATTAGACAGAGAAAACATGGTTAATTCTTTTAATGCCGTGAATAAACCATAAGGAATATCAGGATAAATCGTTTCATCAACCAAATTGACCCAATTTCCAGCCGTCAAGGTTTGAACTGAGGCAACTGGGAAAGTCTGCACATTGGCAGCTAAAGCCGTTGCTTGGATATTATTCTGCAAACGCTTAAATGGCGGAGTTGAGCTATAAAAGTCATGGAAACTAGAAGCAGTGAAGGTAGCGGGTGGCGTAGCCGTATAGGTTACCGCTCCTGTGGCATAGTTAACTGATTGTACTTGGGCAGCTTCTGATTTTTTGACCAGCTTCCCTGGCATGCGGAAGTAAACAAATCTTAAATTATACGAGGTAGCAGTTCCTGCGTCAGGAGCAGGTATTAACGTCACACTGTTATGATCAAGATAACAATCTGTAGGGAAACCAGTGGTTCCATATCCATAATAGCGCCGTTCGTTGATTTCGGCTCGTTCTAAGGGGATTTCTTCCTTGGTTACGGCATTAACGATCGTTACCGTGTCTATCTTCTGGTACATGGAATATTGAGGAAGCAAATAATCAGGCGTACCAGCAGTCATGGTGGTGTCGGTTTGGGTTCGATACCATCCTTCATCCATAGACAACAGAACTGGTGCTAATTTGCTAACCAATTGTTCAGAGGCAATAGAAAGAATCTGAGCATCAGAATAAGTCAGTTGAGACGCAGGTATTTTAAGGTCTCTTTTAATGGCCAACAACAAATCATCAGATGTTTCTACGCCAAATGACATTGTTAGAATCCTTTTTTACGAGAATACTTGGTTTTTCTCAGGGTTTGTTCAGGCATGGGCGAAGTTGTTCCTGAACTTTTCTTGGTCACGTACAGATTGCCTTTTTCTTCGTTTCTCACCCGAGGACGGTACTTCATGTCTTCTTCATGTGCCGATTCCATTTGCCCTTCCAACATTTTCGCAATGTCCGGGTTGGCAACATCAAAACCAGGGTCATCTTCGGCTTTATTCATGTCATGGACCACATGGTTCATGTCCAATGGCGCTTCTTGATGCACATCGCCTTCCGCCATATCCATGTTCTCTTCTTCTGGGTTCATCATGGATTCTTCCGCTTGCTCAGCCATGACTTCACCTGCATTAACATCGGGAAGTTTTTCGGCCATAACTTCGCCGTGTGGTGTTTGATGTTTCTCGATTTCAACTGATACTTCGGCTTCTGGATTTCCGCCCGAACGCATCGAGTTGTGATCTTCGAGTATTTTGTCGTCAAGCATAGAGATTAAGCTCTTAATTGCTGACAATTTTGATTTCATTTCTGGGTGTTCAGGATTCATGTATTTCATAATTACCTCTTAGTTGCTTCAATAGTTGCAACGCCAATTCCTACGCTTAAAAATATTCCGATACCAATTCCAATGGGTAATCCCCATTTAGACCAAAACTGGCTACCGTTCTGTATAACAGGAACCGCATCATTGTTGCGGTTGAATAACGAATCTCTTTGTTGTCTGAAATACAACATTTTCCATTCATTACGTTCAGTATTAAGTTCTCGCGCAAATCTACGCGATTCATCCCAATTCATCCACAACCCATCCATTGGAGGACTATGAATATCAACCAAATGAAATTCTCCAACCGCTTCCACAGGGAACGTTGCAGGTTGTTCAACTGGAAATGCCGGACTAATTACGATTAATTGGCTTACCAGATAAGTATGAAAAAACTTCATCATTATTTTTTAATTCTCTTGAGAAAATTTCATCAATATTCTTGTCAAAAATAATTAACGTATCTTTTTGTTTTTTGATAACATCATCTTGTAATTTTTTAATTCGTTCAGTTTCATTGATTGTCGACCTTTTCTGACAGTAAATATAAGCAGACAGAACCGAAACCAATGAAATTAAACCACCAATTAAATAAGACATATTATTTCAGAGCATCCGTTTTAACAACGCCGGTCTTATCGGCATCCTTAGCGAATAGCCCCATAAAGAATGCGCCGACTGCAGCTGTAATGATTTGAGCTCTTTGTGCATTGGATCCTGACGCCAAAACATCAGATTGTGTGATGAGCCCTCCTAACAAAGCAAGGACTCCGAGCAATGTGGTTTTCCAATTTTTTAATCCATTTAAAAAAATATCCATTTAATCAACCTTTCTTAACCAGTTAAGTATGCCATTGGCAATCAGCGCTCCGTAAGCTTGAGCACCGTTGTTTTTAAGCCAATCTGCTTGTTCATTATTGCTTATAAACAATCCTTCTACAATAATAGAAGGACAATGTATTTTATCCAGGAAAAACAATCCTCTTTCATCTGCAATCGGACCATTATCTGTATAAATCAATGGATTAATAGATTTAGTGAATCCATCCTTAAGATATTGGCAAATACTATCAGCTGAGGTTTTCGCGATGTATGATTTGGTCGTTTCTTTATATAAGACCTCACCGTAATGAGCGCTTTTATCTTCACTCGAATTCAAATGAATCTCCAGAGCTAAATCTGGCTGAGGATTCATGCTGTTAATAAGTTTAGTCTTGTAGATTGAGTACTCAGTGTCATTTAGATTACCACAATCGACCAGAGTGCATGCATATCCATTATCCGCTAGTATCTCAAAACAAACGCGTGATGCCTGACGAGACATTTCATACTCGTTGATGCCATAAAGTGTATTTGCAGCGCCACGGAATTTACTGCTGTGCGCTATGGATATGCAAATCATTCTTAGCCTCCACAACAACTACTCGTTCCCTTATGCGATTAATTTCATCCCAAATCTTGCTTACTGATTTGGTATGCTCTTCCACATTGACTACATTGCTGAATTTTAAATCTATTTCATTTAATTTATGGTCCATCTTTTCAAGTTTGTCGGCAATCTTGGTGAATATTCCCTTGCCCATATGGATCAATGACCACACAAGAACGACAATCACACCCACCAATATTTGACCTGGGACCCAATTAGATATCGCTGTTTCCATGTTATTCACCTAATCACAACATTGCTAATATAACCACCAGGAGATTGGCTGCTGGTTCCAAGGTATAAATTACCAGAGCTCAACGGGGCAGTGAATGTTGTTGTTCCAGATAATGCCTTATTCACGATCTGTCCTGTCATCTTGTTGTTCCCATTGCTCCAATTGAATTGAATCTGTAACAATTCATAATTATTAAAGGTCGGAGACAGAGAAACTACATGCGCCGCATTATCTTTAAATCTAATTGCCGATGAACCGTTGTTTTCTTGGATGAAATTAGTTCCCGTGCTTCCCGACATCTGTGTCATTGAATTGGACGGAGACAATCTTGGCTGAGAAGAAGAGAATACAGGATAGAAATCAAAATTCAATTGACCAACATTGTAATTCATCAGAGATGATGGATACTGGAACTGCGTGCCAAGATACACTGTTGAATCACCACCTGTTGGATGAATAGCGACTAATGGTTCTGCCGCTCTTTGCCCTGAATCACATATTTGACACCAGTAGACAATGATAGACTTAGTTGCATCAAGGGAAGAATTATTGTGAACAAATGCATCAACACGATGAGTTCCAGCCCCAAATGCAGCCATTGTAAATGGAACATTAGAAATATATGGATCTGTCAATGTTCCTGTTCCACTTATAATAAAAGAAGAAAGGTCTATTGCGGTTGGAGTAGCACTCCATGTTGAACCACTGACCCAGTAATTAGTTGTGGTCTCATCGAATAAATACAAATAAGCTACAGCAGAATTTATTCCTCTCCAAACAACGGTAGCAGAACTAACTTGATTTTGAGATAATCCGAAATGGAACCATTTTGCAGATTCCAATGAACCATTATAAGGCATTGTTATTGCCTGACCATTGATCGCAGAATTAATGGAGTTAGCCTCGGAAGCAATACTCGCTCCAGCAGTAATAGTTAAATTGCTTACTCCGCCAGTTCCGTCAGTGATTGCCGTACTATACATCGTACATCCATACGATACATTACAAAGGACTCCTTTTTCATTCATCATTGGCCAGTCCCTAGTAAATGCCCATATTCTTTTATTTATCGGAATAAATCCAAATGAATTATGTATAGTCGCTGTTGCTGGATAGGTTCCATCTGGTAATTGCATGCCAGATAATTTTTGAAATCTTTGAAGTATTGTCGCAGCACTAAGTATGGACTGATGACGCATAACTTCTATGATTTGTCCCTTAGTTAATGCCTTTCCGACCACACTGTCCGATAATCCTATCCATAAATCGGTCGATGTATCAGTCGATATGTTTCCACTCCCCGTGGATGTTCCAACATTTCCAGAACCTGTGGTAACTGGACGTCCATTGAGATACATCGTTAAAACTTTAGATGCACCATCATATGTGAATGTAAGCAGTAAGGTAGACATCTGAGTTACTAACTGAATACATGTGGCATTCGTAGTAACATGGTCAACCTCTACGTATAATCTGTAATTACCAGCTCCATCATCCTTAGTGTAGACTCTTAGGTTGTATTTGGTCAGAGCGGTGATATATCTTGCCCAAAAACTCTCTTCTGTTGCTAATACTCCAACCCTTATTAGCATTTCGTAAGTAACCGTGGATGAAGAAGTTAGAGCATGAGCAGCGTTATAAGCTAACTTATAATACTTTGTCGTCGAAAATGACTCGACACCTTTTCTGTACCCCGTACCAGCAAATCCACCGGTTGGGTATAAAGGAGTTTCTGTGCCTGTTGTTGGAGAACCTGTGTGGTTAGCAGTCCATCCCCCTGACCTTGACACCCAATTGCTGCCAGCAGTCAAATCATCTGCAACCAAATGGAGATCGGTATTCGCCGTATCGTCCAATACAATTCCATTTCCGGAATTAAGTGGAATAGTGGCTTTTATTGGCAATAATTGGCTGAAAGTAATAGGGATTCTAGATTTTTGTTCTTGGAATACCAAATTACTAGCCGTATCTGGGATATTTGATGCCCCAGAATACCAACCATTTCCCTTATTCACAGCAAAACCCTTGTGACTATGATCTTAGAAGTCAAAGTACCAACTCCACTTGCCTTGTATGCAACTCTGAAAAATGGCATTCCAACCGTAATTTCATAAGGTCCAAGTTTCTGAGCTACACCTGCTCCGGCAACTAATGACTGAGTAAATGCCTTAGATGTTAGATAATATTCTGGAGGGCTATCGGAACTTGTTGTCAAAGTTGAATAATTAACAATAGGATAATCAAACCATTCACCGGCCGGGTCATTAACTAATCCTTGCTGAAACTTAAATTCAGCAGAAGTCAAACCTGCGCCAAGCGAGCTACTAATATAAACGCAATACTTATTCTTTTGACTAAATGGAACAATGGTGCTCCCAGCATAAGTAGTCGCAGAAGTCGTACTATTGAAAACTATGGTCGAATCATAAAAACCAGGTTGAGACATTTTTTCTCCCTGAAAATAAAATTAAATATAGAAAAAGGAGGGAATTTCACCCTCCTAATTCTGATTAGTTATTATTACGGAGTGTTGACGATGCCGGTGATAATAAAGTTACCACCGATACGTTGACAGAACGGAGCATAGTCCGCCCATGACCGTAATTCGTATGCTGCTTGTTGAGGTAAGTGTATGAAATAATTACCAGGTTGTCCTGGGATCTCGAAGGTCGTATCGGTAGAGCCAATTCTCATCCACGACCCATCCTGGATAAGTCCGTATGCATAGCCTTCCCAGATAATATCGTGAACTTGTATTTCAATGATACCACCAGCTCCATAAAATTTCAAGTTCTGAGTTCCACGTTCGATAATATTTGGTGAATAACTTTGATCGGCATGACGTACGCCACCCGCTTCAATAGTGTTTTCCAAATCAGCGAACGTTTTTGGATTCACATAGAGCTTGATTTTACCGCGTGCACCCTTAGGACGAGCTTGAGCGGCCGCACGAATCACCTTTTCAAAGGTTAGAGTTGCCGCACCCGCACTATAACTGGTTGCCTTCCAAAGATTGTAAGTTCCCGCATCAATACCAAAGATCAAACCATTATTGGTTAAAATCTTATGGATTCCTGCGAATTCATTTCCAAAATTGTTCTCAAAATAAAGAACATCGGTGCCGACAATACCAGCACCTTCGCCTGCGCTTAGGGTAATTGTACGATTGTCCAAATCAACTGAAACAATCGTTGCAATCTTCTTGAATACGCCAGCTGACGAGCGGATTTCAACTCGCATCGTTTCGGCACCTGTCCAAATTCCAGGTCCCCAGTTCGCAGTAAGCATATTCAATGTATCCACGGTGACCGTATCAACGGTACCTAGACCCATTTGGCCATACATCATCAAGGTTTCAAGCTTAATCATGTGCGAACTACGTACGAACTCGACCATAATCTGCGTCTCATTTTTGAACGCAGCCTTGGATGAAGCCGCACGAGATGCTGCCACATAGCTCATTTGATCGCGAAGGATTGACTGATAAGCGTCAACGTTCGCTTCTTTCCAGGTTCCAGCAACCGAAGTATTGAGATTCAATACTGATTGGCTAGAAGTCATCGAGAAAGACTGAGGATAAACCAAAGCGACAGGAACAAGATATTGTCTGCCAAGTCGTGCTTTTTGTTCAAAAGGAATATCTTCTGTCAGGATAATGTCTTCAGGTTTGACCTTTACAACATTATCGCCATAGACGTATTTAAAATTACCATTTAAGGTTCCAAGCGTTTCAATAGGACCAGCCATTTTTCATTTCTCCTTAGATTGTATTTCCATTGGGTAAATATTTAACGATAATTGGGAACGTATGAGTTACGCTTGCAAAATCTAACTGCAGAGTCGTACAGCTAACGACAAATGCAATATTTCCACTTGCAGTAACTCCGGTATTTGAATTTCCAGCCAACGTCACAACTCCAGCTGTCATTTGCGACGAAATAATACCCAAAGTTGGCACTTGAATATCAACGATTCTTTTTGCCGTTGAAGTAAATATCAATATTCCAACTGTGGATGGCGCTGCATTGGAATCGAGAGTTCCAAAGTTTGCACCCGGATCATCTGGTGTTGGCTGTCCTGAAGTTTCAGCATAGCAAATCACTCCCCCTGGCATATTGGTTCCGGTAGTGATATTAGCCGCAACAACATTTCCATTGAGAGTAATCATGCAGTCAACTTGCCTAACCCCGGTTTTTAATGACTCGAGATAAAGGTTATTTGAATATTTAACTGTATTTGCCATAAATATTCTTAACTCCCACTCACAGGTAGGCATAAGTATTGAATGACTACATTGAAGCTATGATTGGTAATTGATTTGTCTATTTCCAGACCAGAACAAGTGATCACCAAGGCAATGTTTCCGCTAGCAGTTATTCCAGTGCTGGATAATCCAACTTTGGTTACTGAACCAGTAAACATTGTTCCAGATGAAATGCTTTGAAACGGAACATAGGCATCAATTATTCGACCAGCATTTCCAGTGAGAGCAAGAATGCCAATCGTGCTAGGATCCGTATTCGAATCCAAAGTTCCAAAGTTTGCTCCACTGTCTGCCGGTGTAGGTTGAGCTCCATTTTCGACATAAGGGATTACTCCCGTAGTGTCAGTTCCGGCCTTTATGGATGGCTCATTGGTGTTACCGTAGATTGTGATATAAGCCACGATTTCACGCACAGCCAGTCTGGATGATTCAAAACCAGAACTATTTACGAATTCAATTGCTTGTGACATTGAATTCTCCTAGCTCACATTCTGAGGAGTACAAACATAACGAACAATGACGTTGAAAGTCGTTGTATTTGTATTCGCATCACCATCGAGACCAGTGCAGCTAATTACCGCTGCGACATTCCCGCTCGCTGTCACACCCGTACTGGATGCACCAGCCAACGTCACAACTCCAGCTGTCATAGCTCCGCTTGAGATTGTTTCAGTTGGAACGTTAATGCTAACGATTCTTAAGGCATTTCCTGTGGCTACAGTCGCGCCAGTAAGTATTAATAGTCCCACAGTTGTAGGTGCTGCGTTGGAATCCAATGTCCCAAAGTTTGCTCCAGAATCAACAGGAGTCGGCTGGACGTTAGTCTCAGCATACATTTTGATTGCTGTAACATCAGAATAAATAACTATATTCGCAGGAGTTGTATTGGCCTTAAATGTAACTAAAGCATTACACTCCCTGATTCTAAGACGTGATGCTTCTAATGAGGCATCACCAAATTCGACATCTGCTGCCATTTTAGCTCCTAACGGGATTTAATGAATTGTCGCCATTCCTGAGGCGTCATTTTTGCGGATGACGGCACAGGCGTGGAAGGTTTGTCAGTCTGAATCCTTTTAACAGGCTGACCCGGAGTTTTAACTTTATTAATTAATCTCTTTTGAATGGTCTTAATTACGCCTGTATCTTTTAACCATTCTTCCAAAAGATTGCCGTCAGGGTCTTTTTGGACTAATTCGTTAAGATACATCTTTAGACCACTACGTCTATTTTCCAGCATCTGCTCGGCAGCCGTCGCGAAATCCATGTCCACGCCTTTTTGGTTGCCAATTGCAATCAAGTTCGCCATCTCACGCAAATCCATCTTTGTGTAAGGTAGGTTACGACTTACAATCTGGGCCTTAAATTGCTGGTCATATTCATTCATGTGGTGCTGTTCGAGCATCTGCATGTAATGCTGCTGCTTAGCTTGTTCTTGCTGTTGAATCTGCTGTTTCAGACGTTCATTCTCTCTTTGAGCTTCGGTCATTTGCCGTTGCTCCGGAGACATTTGAAGTTCTTTTGTTTTCTGTTCAGCTATTTTAAGCAGGGCTTCTTCTATTTGTTGGTCATTAAACCGCAGCTTAAGGAATTTCTCAGGGTCATTGGCCTCACCGAATTTGTGCTCAAGTTGTTTGAGCATCTTTTCGTATTTAGCCTTCTCTTCGAAAGCCTGATGCATGCCTTTTTTGACATTAGGGAAATCTTTAACGATTTTCTCTAACTCAGTCGGGTCATACTCTTTATCGGCGAGCTTAATCTTCTGGATGGCTTTTTGAATCTGTTGCTGCTGCTTGGATTTACCATTTTGAACTGCTTCAACCGCATCACCCATGACATTTTTGTCAGGAGAAGATTCCGTGTTGTTACCATATGCGGCATAAATGTCAGAGTAGTCGTTTGTTTGCTGAATTTCTGGCGAAGAAGTATCAGTTTGGGTGGTATTTAAATCCATAGTATGACATCACTGTCACACCAGTATGACATCAATGTCAATAGTTTTTGAATGGAGGTGGTTTAACTTCTTTTGGTTTGTCTTGATGGGATGATATAAGAATTAGTTCATATTCATTTCCTGATGGTGATTTTTCAATAAACCAACTAATCACATTGGTTTTTTTATCATCAGACGAAAGAATGTGGATATGTGTATTGTCTGGTATGCTTAAATCTACGAATAATCTACGGAGTTCCCCAACAGTCATAATTATTTCTTTTTCTTTTTTTCTCCGGCCTGCGAATAAGCAATTGCCACGGCCTGTTTAACTGGTTTACCTGATTTTACTTCTGCTTTAACATTCTTGGCAAATCCTTTTTTAGTCTTTGCTGCTGCACCTTTTACTAATGGCATAATCATTCCCTTATTTTTGAACACTCAGAACGTTTACAAAAATTATGATAAGTTTTTTCATCTTCGGATTCATCGTCTTTTGAAAATTGAACAGTATCACTATGAATGCAGTGATCGACAACTGTTCCTATCCCTTTCCACCCAGATATTGTCCTCGTTTTTAATCTTATTTTATCACCCTCTTGTAGTTCTCTTCTCATGGCGTGAAAATCCTATCAACACTTGAATGGTCGACTAACTGAATATGAATATATCCGCTCGTCAAACTATTGTCGCAGACATATAAATCAATCGTGTCAAGTAACCCACTCTGTGTCAAATAAGTATACAGCGAACCGTCAAAATCATCCAAATCAAGCGCATCACCTGACTCATGCATTGATTCGAGATACGCATTGTTATCCTGAGTATTATTTGCATCTGCCATCCAACCCATTCTGATGCCAATTGGGTCGCGTGAATCTTCAATCAATGCTGCATTAAGTGCATCAAGTTTGGTTGCCCATGTTTCAAAATTGGCCAATGTTTCTGTGTCTACATCATCGAGTTGTGGGTCAATGGCAAATATGTAGTTTTTAAGAGATGGAGATAGAGACATATAGTCAAGCATTAGTGTGGCTCCATTGGTTGTGCTCCAGGTTGTGGTGATTGTCCTTGAATATGGCTAAGTTGCGGTGGGGGTCCTTGTGGTGGAGGGCCAGCCATAGACGGAGGTCCACCCTGCTGAGGAGGCGGTGTCATGTTCATTTGTGGTGGCTGTTGAATCATATTCCCCATTGCATCAAACTGAATCCCCTGTAATGCCATTTGGTGTTTCATAATGTGATTAAGCGCTATCTGGGTCATCTGTGGATTCATACGAACCTGAGGCGTATCGAGCACCGTCAAATGTTCTGAAATGTCCATTTCGTGTGGGTCGGTATTAAGCATGATCGGCTCTTGACCGTTCATTAGCATTCTATTCTCTTCACGGATACGTTTCAGGCTTGATAAAGGTGCTTTAAGTAGTGGGTCAATGTTCCCGGTTTCACTTAGTGTGAGGTATTCTTGTGGGGTAGTCAACATGCCTGCACCAAGTAATGCTTCTGCTTTCTCAAGCTTGCCAGTGACAGTTTGGCTGAATGGATCAACTACTTCGGCTCTCACACGAGCCAAACGCATCATGGTTTCGTTGTCCCACGCGAAGCTTTCTGCGATTTTATTTTCGCCAACAATTTGCGCCATTCTTTCAGTCGTCGCAAACTTTTGAAGTAACTTAAGTATGAAGTTCCCAACATCTTCTGTGAAATTAACAACCGACATTTGGAAACCAGACATAAACTGAATTGCCATAGATTGGACAATCGCAAGAGCGCGGCCGCTTTTAAGGTTTTCACTCGGATTTCCTCTCATGACGGAATTGATCCCCGTCAATTCTTCCATTAAGTTACTGATTAATTGCGGAACCTGCATGAGCTCAGGTGGAATATTAAGCAAGCTCAAAGCCTGTGGAGGCTCAGTACCTGGCGCATATTCAATTACATTTCGACCACCAGCTAAACTCGATGCACTGATGTCGCTTCCTCTTTGGACAACGATATCTCCAGCACCGTGAGCCGACACCTGAGTTGCGACACAAGTGAGTACAAGATTGTATAACATTTGCAGAGGTGCGATATCGTTAGAGGGAGTGTATCCATAACAAGTTCCAATACCTTCCATCGGCGTAACCCTGAAGACCGGGATACCATCGTAGGGATTAACATCATCGTAAAGCACACAATCATTACCAGCCATAATAACGTAACGACCATTAGGCAAAAAGTTGCTGCTGACAGGTTTATGAAACATCTTATAAACAAAGATATCATCGGTCTCCATTGGGTCGAATACAAATAATGACTTCTGCATTCGGTCTTTTGACTCAATTTTAAGTATTTTATCGGCTAAGTCAGGATATTGTGCGGCCAAGGTGTATTTGTTTTGGAATTCCCTAACAATAACCCATTCCAAGTCTTCCCACTCTTCTTTCCCTTGGTCCCAGTAAACATCGAATGGTGAACGCGCACGAATCCGCACATCGCCTTGGGAGATAATGGTTGAGTCATCTTTAGGCACCCATGCTTCACCACTCATGGCATCCCATTCAACTGTGCAGAAACCCGTGCCGAAGATAAGACTGAACTCCCCAGCCTTCTTGATGTGTCGAGCAGCCTTTTGTGTCTTCATGATGTCTTCGATGACACTATCGAATAACATCGCTGCATCAAGGCTTGGTCCTTCACTATTGCCTGCCACTGCCTTAATAGCTGGAGGCTTAGCGAACATAAGATTAAGAATATGCTGAACGAAATTGCGGAATAAGTTCCCCTTAATTCTGAGATATTCGCCGTTGTCGCCACCCACAGCAAAGGAATCCCACACTGGGTAACCGTAAGCGAATGGGTCAATGTTATAATAGAGACGATAATTGCGTCTAAACTGATGAATCATCCCATTACGATGAAGACCAGAGTTCCACTGAGTCACACGAGTTGCAATTTCTTCGGCAATCTTACTCGTCGACATCGTTCCAAGATAGTCATCAAACGCTACATTCATTTTTTATCCTTGATTTCTGAATATGATTTATCTTGTTCAGATTTAAGTGAATTAAACAACAATGGTGGGTCAATCATAATCCATTCAACTCCATCATCGCATTCTAGTTCTTTTATATTCTCAATTATTGCGTCATAAAGGAGAAATGAGTGTTTATGACGCTTATATAATCCGACCGCATAAATACCATTACCATTCCTTATGAAATACCAATTGTTTTCTTTTAATTTATCCTTCAAAACCTTCTCCCAAATACATTCTCATAACCCTGCTTATCAGTTTCTTTCGGATTAATAAACTGTTTGTATTGGTCATATTGCGCTACGTATGGGTTGTGTTGATAATCGACAGTCCTGCAAAGATAAATAAGAGCATCCACGCCATCAAGATGACCTGCCCCAGCAAGTCGTTCGTAGTCACTCCTTCTATTATTCCAAATACCCACGATAAGCTGATGAATAAGGTTATGGCAATTGGCATGTATTTTTATCCTGTTTTGCGCAAACATGTTACGGACTTTGTTTATGGCTGCTTCTTTGTCATATTTGTGAGCTGGTACGAATGTAAGCTTATGGGTGATACTGAGATCTGTAATTTGTTGGAGGTCGTTGTCACATACTCGTATTTTGGGAGGTTTATTGTAATTTGATTCTTTTTCTTTGACGAGTTTGGCGATTTCATCTGTTGTTTTATAGTTAATACATAACTCGTCTTCGATAACCACTGTAGCATTCTCAAAGTCGTAGTAACTAAACAAGACATGAGTGTTGTCAACAAGTCCAAGGTCCATAGCTGTATAGTTGTCATAATATTTTGGCCTAATCACACTATTCGATGGTTTTAGTGATAACATACTATCATTATTGTCACCATTTAATGTCAAAACCTCATTAATGATATGTGTTTCTCGTTTAAATTCAGGGATAACTGACCTAGATGTCTCAACCACATCCTCACACATATACTCACGCTTAAACATCGTTGAGTCATAACCACCGCATTGCTTGGCGTACTCGTCAACCTGGTCAGATGTTAAGCGTGGGTTATCGTAGATGGTCTTGCGATAGTAGGTATTGTTCTTCTTGCAGTCTATAACGAATTGGTAGAACTCATGTCCGAGTGATTCCGGCGTTGTTGATGTAAGGTACATCGAACCGGACACGCGCTGACACTGAGGAAGAAGAATATGGTTAACAACATATTCAGCATGAGACCAAAACCCCAATTCATCACATACGATAAGATGGGCAAAAGCACCACGAAGCTTATTGCCATGATCATCATCAGCACCCTCAACAACAATCGTAGATCCGTTAATAAAGTCAATGCTGTGTCCTTGGGTTTTCCATTGTGGCTTAACATGTTCAGGCACTCCTAATGTTAACATCTTGTAGGTTGGTATAATAATCTGCCTAGCTGACTCACGAGTTTGAGTAGCATAGACAATGCGACTATTTGGATGCTTAATGGCGTATTCCATGGCCAATGCAAGGAAGAACCAAGTCTTACCCCAGCCACGACCGCAGTGCAGCATGTTCTTGATATATTTTGATTTCTTGGTGAATTGGAGATATTCTAACTGACCAGGATGAAGCAGGTAGGATAATTCACCACGTCTCCATAGTTCAGAGATGATGTGCTGATTGGTTAGGTTATTTAGATTCATCGTATGGATATGGCATACTACCAATATTTACCATATTTAAATAGTCACTCAAACTTCCAGGATACTTGTTTCTTAACTTTTCCCTAACAGATCTGATTAGTTTATGACTGTATTGTTTCCCGTACGTATCTCTGAACTCTCTTTTTAATTCCTTTGATGACATATCATGGATAACATCAGATGGTCGATTACCTGCCTTGGCTCTTATCTTTAAGAAACAATCGAATATGTCTTTCTCTTGTTCTGTCGTCATAAATTCATCCGGTTACAGTTTGTAACTCAATCCTTTTCAAAGTTATTAATGGCAAGAGAAATAAAAACAAAAATAGCCAAGGCGTCACAAAAGCCATAATGGACGTACAATCTCCAAAACATAAATCCCAATATTGGAAACAGAAAAGCTATAAATTTTAAATTATCTCTTGTTTCGTAATCCATAGTCATTCCTTAGGTGGCTCAGGCAACGGCATCCAATGGGTAACTCCTTCGACCTCTCTTGCACCAGCACTGGTATACTTACAGAAGTCATTTAATGTGTAAAATCCATATGCACCATAATTAACTTCAACTCCATCACTGAACAAAATCTCATCACAATCAGGCAACCGTTCCTTAACCGATATCCAGCTCATTTATCCTCCGGAGGAGATGGCAACGGCATCCAGTGGGTGACATTTTCTACGTTTGTCGCTGTCTCCGTACTATACCATGAATCTCTATTGTCGTCGTAATAGGCAACAATACACATTAACATATTTTCATATAATACTAGATTGTTGGCATAGTCCTTATCGCCAGGCAATCGCTCGCTGCATTTAATCCACTCGCTCATAGGTCGCCTCGAATATGTCTGGCTTGCATGGGTACACTTCATTCTTCACTCCCTTGATGACATAGTCTCCGCGCTCTGCCCGCATATCTCCCTCTAATGTTTTAATTATGGCATAATCAAGCTTACGCCACTCGCCATAATTAGTGGCGATGCAATCTGTTACTCTGTCCATGTACCAGTCTGGCATACAGTCTATTCCTAATCGGAAAGCTTCAATTACGATAGGTTTTTTCATATATCTCATACTTAATCCACTCACTCATCTTTCCACGCCATTCCCGTGCACCCACTTGATTTTTCAAGTATACGCAGCATTGTCTTAACCACACTGAGCTCATCTACCTCTGGTACATGTTCTTCTATTATGTCTTTATAAATATGTATGGCTATCTCCCAGAGTTCACCACAATTATTATTCTCCCATGCTTGTCCTTGTTTTTTTATCAGTTTCATTGGCTCTGTCATTTTATATTTACTCATTAGCTGGTCCTCTCATGCACAAACCTCTTGCACATTCCAACGCATAAGATAATTGGTCAAAATCCATATCCTTAAACAGATTAAACGCCAACTCAGGGTCAATCTCTACCCATTTACATCCATTCCCTTTTGCCACATCAACAGACCAAAACACATCATGAATTAAAATAAAATCACCTTCCTCATAACGAGCAAATTCAAAACCATTATCTAGGTGTTCGCTTTTGATTAAATACCACCTCCCATCAATAAGCTCATGTCTTGTCACAATTAGCCTCCATTACTTCCAATACAATATCTGCATACTTAATGGCTGACTGTTCGTAGCTTTTCTTATTGCCGTAAGAACCATATTCTACACCCCACGCGTCAGACATTATCGTACTCGGTTCATCCGATCCCATCATATGAGCATAATGAATTAATGACTGACCAAGATCGGACATCTCCAAAATTTCTTCTTTATTGCTTGGGATAAATCCATCGTCCAAACAACTAGCAATCCTTCTGTATTCGTTTCTAAGTAAATCCTTTAGCTTCGATTCAGTGCACGCTTGTATGTTTATGGTTATTATTTTTCTAAGATCATTTTGGTCTTTTATGGATTTAATTAACTCTTTTAACTTGTATTTGAAATTATCAGCTCTCTCATTATCTAATCGATAACAAACATGATCGGCTAGCTTCAATAGCCATTCTGGACCTTCTATCTCGTATGCTGACTCCAGACGTAAGCATTCACATTGATATGTGCGAAGTAATCCATTATTGCCAGCAATATCCTTGGTTAGTTCTTTGCCACAATTAGAGCATTTCATTAATACGATGATATCAGATTATTTAATTAAGTAAAGAGATATTAAGGTGGGATTTTATTTGTGGGGTAGGTCTTTAATTCTTTTTTCCAAATCCTCATTGATTTCAACTATCTTACAGAAAAATTCATGAGTAGGCATGAGGCGTCTTGAATCATGCTTCTCTGGATAAAGTATGTGCATCATCCTGCTAGCAGCCTCGGCTAATTCCCGGTAGCAATCTTTTTCGAGATATATGTAATTGTTTAGATCAAAACAATGCACGGGAGTAATTGCTTTCAGCCTGAGAAGTGACGCCATTTGTTGTGATTTACTCTCCATTGGCTAAGTCCTTAATGAATTTTTCTTGATAATCAAAACAATCACTAAGGCCGACGGTCTCATAAGTATGGCCAATAATTGCCGTTCCTGATTTTACGTCATCAGAGGTCGAAACAATAATTTTACTGCCATTGGGTAGTTCAAATTTTTTATTTTCCATTAGCCAGGTCCTTAATATTGAATTTCTTCATAGCGCATTTATCACAATAAAAAGCACAAGAAGCCCAAATCCAATCATCTACTCGATATCGAGATTTATTTGAGTTGCATTCATAGCACTTAGGATTTACTTGATAAGTCTCTTGCGATTGCACTGAGTGTCTCCGTAGAGCATCCTTCTAACATACGAGCAGCAGCTGAATCGTTTTTGTTATCTTCTTCGTGTCTATCTTTGTACTCATCAGGAGCAGCATTCTTCAGCATAAATATAAGAGTTGCATCTGATGGTCTTTTAGGGTCATCCCTTGCTAATAATGACTTTCTCTCCCACGCAGCGGCTTTTCCACACTTAGCTCTTTTTTTAGCTGCGGAAAACTCTGGATGTACCTTGGCCCATTCGTTTAATGTATCTACACAAACATCTATTGAATCAGCGAATGAATTAAATCCTAATCCACTCCTTAGACACTTCACTATCTCTTCGCAATACTCTTCTTTATATAAAGTTGGTCGTCCACCTGGCATAATAATGTTATTTTAGCGATATTAATCGAATTAGTCAATAAAGCAAAAAGGCCCCGAGAGTAGGAGCCTAATTGCCAACAGGAGATAAGCAAATAAACTATAACACATATAAACTAAAAGAGCTACACCATGTAGCCCAATTAGTATCTTGATAACAAGATATCCTAAATATTTATCATCAAAATTACCATAGCATTCTTAAAAAAATCATTCAATTAATTTTATGTGCTCAAACTTGATTATGCCACATAAGAGATCAAAGTATTTTATTTAAAATGTAATTGATTAGTTGACAAATATCATGTTTGTGATATTAATTATTTCATGGTTTGGCGATAAAGCCATCCGAACAATGAGATAAAATGAACTACGTAGAAGTAACAGACATCAAAACAGGCAATGGAGTTATATACACCATAGGCAACAGAAATTCTGCGCCTAAACGAGAGCTTAATCATCAGATAAGCTTATTGGTCAGAAAAGGCTCTAAAAAAGAAGACATAAGAGTTCAACTTAAAACATGCAAATAGGAGATGAAATGGACATCAAACAAACCCTGAGAGATTCATGTGAGCGAGCCTACAATGACCTGGTTCAAGCATATAAGGACGGTAAACCATATACCGAACTAGATAGGTTATCAGACCTTATAGATACCAGAGAGAGGATTTATTACAATTACATTAACTGCATTTCACAGGAGACAAGCAATGGAAACTAAATCAATACAAATAAACAAAGTAAGCCTCAAGGCAGACCCAACTCAGCTATTAGAATACGTGTTCTACCTGAAAGCTCAAATGAAGCTATTAGAACAGGACCTCAAGGACAATGAAGAACTGGTTATGGCCATCATCGAGTCGAACAATGGTTCAGTGTCCATGGAGAGCGAAGAGCTATCAGGCAAAGCAACCGTATGTACGACTAAAACGTACATTTACTCCGATTCAGTAAGTGAGCTCATAGCCAAAAAGAAAGTACTTGAGACCAAGATTAAAGCTAAACAGATAATCGAAATTGCCAATGGAGCTGAGGTTAAATCAGTCAAAAAACACATTCGTTACAATGTGGAGTTCAAATGAGCGAAAACATAATAAAATCAAGCAAAAAAAGACCAGTTCATAATGTAACCAAGGAATTAGAGAACTTAGCATATAGATTAGGGATACTAATGGAACCTTCGCAGACCATATCTATACCGATGGATTTATTTGATAGACTTCAAAAAGAGCAAGGAGAGCCATTCAGGGATGCATACGTATTCAAAACGAACAGAACCATTCTTACCGTAACCAGAGACCATGAGTTAATACACGGAGCTTAAATGAAACCATTAATATTATCTATTTTTATTCTTAATTGTACGAATATAAAAGAAAACAAAATACATGTCATATGTGACACCTACAACTACATGTACGAAGCAGATGTTGAATCTATCAGAAGAGATGGCAAGTACTGGATAATCGTAGTCGACAGTAAAACATCCATCCGTATCCAAGGAGACTGCATTGAAAAATAAAAAAAATAAAATCATTCAAATGAGAATGACTGAATCCATGGTTATCTACCTCGATAGTCTTAACCTCATGTCTAGGTCAGAAGCCATAAGGCTAATAATCGAAGAGCATAGGTTAATAGAAGGTATGTCTTTGAAATCATTAGTAAAGTATTATTCTTCAAAAAAAGAATAGACTCCCATCCTTACATCATACTCTGTGCTCTGTTTTTTTTTATTTTTATTTGTTTGTTTTATCGAAGAGCAAGAGTAAGTTAATACTTGATACAATCTAATAGGTCTTAATTAACAACCAAGATCAGTGGTATGCATAATGTACCTTACTAATATTCTTAGAAGTATCATATTTTAAAGAAAAAAAAAAAAGTAAAATTAAAAAAACTTAAAATTTATCGAAAAGCTTGCAATTTTATATTTTAGGGGTAATGAGAATAAATGTCACGCATGTGATATTATGTCGCAGTGAACAACTTATTATGGGGAAGATGAATGTCCAAAACTGTGGGTAGCAGTAAAGAAGACAAGGAATGGCTGAAGAAGGAACTGGGTAACCTCAAGATTATGTTTACGGGTGGGTTCAAGCTTGAAGAAGACTTAAAAGACAAGTACGCAGAGGCTCTGGGTGACCTCAGGGTTGATTATCTTATTGAGCTGTTCACTCAGATGTGGTCATGGAAAACTAATCGTCTACCGACCATTGCGGAGATAAGAGACGAATACAGGAAAATTAACCTCAAACATAATCCTCCGCCAAAGGATGACCGAGACCCAACAAAACCTGTTGAGGTTACAAAATCGGATACGCAGCTAAGGGACACGGTAATGAACTGTATGTATCTGTACTACAAGCATAGATTTGATTTCTTTTCTAATTCAGAGTTTGTCAAAGAGGCCTACAAGAAGATATTCGGCGATGAGCCTTATGATTTTAATAAGTTCAAGAGTAAGATTACGCAGGAAATGGTTTATAAGTATGTGGAGAGTAATGGACAGGTTAAACAAGCAGATTAAATATTCTTCCTCTTGGCTTCCTTAATAATCCCCTTTACCACCGCATCGTAATCATCCTCGTTATCTAAATCAAAATCACCGTAAATCTCAGAATGATGCATCATCTCACCAAACATAGCTGTTGAGAGGAAGTCGATAATCCCTTCCTTGAAGAACATATAGCCCCGGTTTTCTGTATTGAGATAAATGGGCCTGTCATATGCGTACTCATTCCACGCATCGACGATTGCTTGACGCTCTTTAGAGGTTAGTTGTTTTGGTTGAAGGTCGGTTTCGTTGATGGTTAATTGTGTCATCATAATTATCTCCTTAAGACTAATAATATCACAAAAGTGATACTCGTCAAGAAGATTAATTATAATTGTATCTTATCAGCCAAATCAGGATGAGTTTTTGATATCTCTTGTTTTAATTGTTCGGTTGTGAATTTAACTGTGTTTGTTTTCTTCTTGCGAGACCCTTTCTTTGGTCCAGGTTTCTTGCGTTCTTTAACGATAGCAACCTTTGCTCCTGACAGAGTTTCTCCTAATGAATTATCAAGTTCTTCATCTGGTAAGTTTCTTTGGCGTAGATACTTCCATCTTAATTCTTCTACTTGCTCAACAAGAGCAAATAAATCTATTTGTATGCCTACGTCTTTTTGTTCAATTATTATTTTCATTTATTATCCTTAATTGTATATTTTTATATTAACGCATTTAATTTCTTTACGCATTTCGGTTTTCTGTGCTGAATAATTAATGGATTCAATGTCGTATACATAAGACGGTTCATTAAATTCGTGATATCCAGAACTAGATGCCAAAACCATTACTTCGTTGTTACCATTGTACTTACTGAGTTCCTCAATTAATTCTTTAACTGTCATTCCGGGATCTCCATCCATTCTTGCCATGAGTTAAAATCAATCTCGGTAATTCCTGGAATATTGTTGTAACCAATCATTTCATAGCAATAGATACCTCTAATCTTGCCGTTGCCTCTTACGATAAAATATGATCCTAACTTCGGTTTTATGCTTGTTGACTTCCATGGTGATTTCTTCACCTTCTTCTTCGGTGGCTTAGGCATTGGACGCCATTGGATTCCTATCGCTTCGTATGGAAATTTGCAAAACCTATTGCCAAATATCTCCATAATTCTATCGTCACGACATCTCTCCCACCAACAGGACTGAAATGATTTTTTACTATTATTGGCGATGAAATCTTTTTGCTCAGGTGGCCACGTGCTCTCATCTTCTGTTATTGTTGTCCATTTTATTTTCATGCGTTCACCATGAAACTCTGTTTCGATAATTCCTCTGTCAGATTCTTAATCCAGTCTCGTGCTTCTTTTGTCTTAACCTTGTCAATCAACTCAGCCAATCCCTTAAATGCCCTATCTGTTTGCTCTTTGGTGAGTTCACAAATTCGTAGGCCATTGAATTCTGCAAGTTCCGGGAACGTATCGCAGAATATATCAGGTATGTAGTCAGGACTATCTGTAATAGGTGGCAAAGAGATCTTAGGCTTGACTCCTGGCTTCGGTATCTCTGTTTTGGGTATAACAACCACAA